GGTAATATTAGATTCCTCGCGTGGCCCCCCCGACCGCTACCGCACATGGGCCTGCCTCCCTGCGGTCGGTTTAAGGACTAGGCCCATGTTCACCCGCCGTCTCCCACTCCTATTTAAACGACTGACTTGTACACGCACACCCATCATTCAATCTGTGCAGCACACACCACGCGAGAGGTAGAGACTAAGTTTCTTGTACACCCTTATTTTTTCTAAGTCCTTTGTGTCCGCTTCTGCTATAAGATGGCTTCTTCCTCCTCGTCACCCAGGTTCCGCGTTTCTTCCAAATACCTCTTCCTTACATATCCTCAGTGTATCCTAGAGCCACAGTACGCGTTGGATTCACTTCGCACTCTGCTTGATAAATACACTGTCCTTTACATCTGCGTAGTTCGTGAGCTCCACGAAGATGGATCCCCGCATCTTCACAGTCTTGTTCAACTCAAGCTCCGTGCGTCGTTCACCAATCCCAACACCCTCAACCTTAAGATGCCCACAACACCGTTCCATATATTCCACCCCAACATACAACCAGCCAAAGATTGTGATAAAGTCAGGGACTACATCACCAAAGAAGTCGACTCCGATACGAATTGTGCTGAATGGGGTACATTTGTTGAATTGTCATCTCCAGGAAGACAAAACCGTGATGCTGACATGGCTCAGATAATTGAGAACTCCACTTCAAGACAAGAATTCCTCAGCATGATTCGTTCTAAGTTTCCGTTTGAATGGTCTGTCCGTTTACAACAGTTTGAATACACTGCCAGACACCTATTCCCAGATCCCATCCCCCTATACACTCCAGACTTTCCCATCGAGTCGCTCATATGCAACGAAACCATTGAAAACTGGAAACATGAGGAACTATTTACGGTAACCCTCGAGTCTTACATTCTATGTACAGGTACTCCATCTGATCAAGCACTCTCTAACTTGGAGTGGATGGATGATTATTCCAGGAGTCGCCAGGGAGACACAAATCCCTCTACATCTGCGGACCAACTCGTACAGGAAAGACTTCCTGGGCAAGATCACTAGGTGTCCACAACTACTACAACTCACTCGTCGATTTTACCACCTACAATAATTCGGCTTTGTATAACGTCATCGACGACATTCCATTCAAGTTCACCCCCAACTGGAAATGCTTCATCGGCGCTCAGAAGGATTTCACTGTCAATCCCAAGTATGGTAAACGAAAAATGGTAAAGGGTGGCATACCCTGCATCATTCTAGTAAATCCAGACGAAGATTGGCTAAAGGATATGACTCCTGAACAGTCGGATTACTTCTATAGCAACGCCATTATCTACTACCTTCAAGATGGCGAAACATTTATTGACCAGAGTTTCGTCGCTGCCGAAACATCTACTCCTGCGGAGTAGGTCCTAGCGCGGACGGCGTACATCATTATAAGTGTAATATCTCGGGTTTTTTGTATTTCGTTTTCGTGTTTTTGTTTGTGAGAGTTTGCATCTTGTATTTGGTTTGTCTTTGCTCGCAGCCGAGCGAGCTTCATTGTAATGTATCAAGGAAATATAATATATTACTGGAGCCCAATGCTCTTGAAATAACACGAGTGTTCCAGGCACGTTACAACTTGCATATTCTTCGAACTAGCCGAGCTATTTAGACCTGCTCTTGTCAGAGCAAAGCAATATACCGCTCCCTTCTTAACATCGGCTATCGTGCCGTCACCAGTGTTCATCCATTCCGTGGATAGACGTAGACCTGTGAAGAACTTGTCCATGTCCACCACATTCTTCGCGACGGGATACGAGTACCGCGTATCAACATTCTGTTTCCCAAACGGCAACCCACCGGACTGCAGGTCCACGTGCCACCTTCTCTTCACCACAAACCGGTGACTATTGGATCGTTGAACAGTCCATGTAGCAGGAAGTGTAGCCCACGGCATTGAGAATACATCGGAGGCTGTTGGCAATGCACCCTTCGGCTCTGCATCATAAACGAGAAAGAAATACACCCGAATGGGTGTTATGTATATCGACGTGTCGTCATGAACCCACATCGTGCCTTGGATGCGCATCTTGTAGAGCATCGTCTGGTTATGTGTCCGATTGTCATCACCACGACCCTGCTTGAAGCAGTTCATCATAATGATATTTGCGTTGCTGGTAAGAACTAGATTGGTTTTCGCTGTCACGTCACCAAACCACTGATATCGATACACGGGTAACGCCGGCTGCTTGACCGGCACTACCTTGTAGGCCTTCTTACGCCTTTGATATACCTTTCCCTTCCAACGCGCACTGCTCTCTGCCTCATCTCTCTTCCGCTTACCCTTGTCGACCGTCATTGTTCGGTGGACGAACTGGGGTATTACCGAACCCAAATTCCTCAGTTTTCCGGTGCTTCTTCGCCTTCCAGAGCAAGATACAATTCCTGACAAATAAAATATAAGCAAGCCAACAAACGCCTACGGCTGTAAGGGTTCCGACTAGAACGAAGACTAAAGTTCTCCAGGCTCCGTCGGAATAACTTGCGGTGTAAGGAACAGGATATGGGGATTGCTCTCTATCCGGAAAAGGCGCGACGAAAGCTCCCGCCATCTTCCACTCCCGTGTGAACATGGCATTTAAATAAACGTACCTGCTATTCCTGCTTGCGCGTAAAGAACATAGCGTACATCGCACACTTTGCTTTCTAGGTGTACATCGCACTCATTTGAAAAAAAGACTCGCGCACTCACGAAAAGACGAGTGCGCTCGGGGGCCACGCGAGGGTAATATTAGATTCCTCGCGTGGCCCCCCCGACCGCTAC